TGAAAGCTAAGGGTCCATCGTTTTTTAATAATTCTTTTATTTTAAGATGAGATCCAAAATAGGATAACCAATCTGATTCGGTTATTACTTTCTGTTTAGCAGGGGTTCTACCTCCTATACCTTTTGCTTTTCTCTCTAGTCTTAATGCTTCTAAAGCTTTTTTACCTAGTCTTTTATTTCTCTCAAAAAATAAAACTTTCTTACCTATATACTTTTGTTGAGTTTTCAAATGTACTACTTCATAAATAAATCCATAAGTACCTTCAGGCATATCAGATATTTCGGTAATTAATTTACCGTCGTAAGTCCAAATTGGTTCTGTCATAATTTAAATATCTAATTTAACTTGTATAGCTAATTCTGTATTAGATGGTTTAGTTAGGGGCTGACCTAGTTTACAAACTGCTATTAATTCTTGAGCATCATTATAGAGCCCTATAGATGTAATATAAGGATTAAAATACGAACCAGAAACATTATCTTTAAGTTTATTATCTGATCCTGTAAGTGCAGATGGATTTAATGTGTGGTTGTATTCGTAGTCGGAAACTTTGCAATGATAGTTATATGTGTAAATGGGTTGGTTAGATTTAAATGCTATAGAGTCAGCTTTACTACTACTAAAATGTTGAGCAGCTTCTTCATTAGTAATTATTGCTACTCCGTGGGAGTAAATTATATTTCCCACATTAGTGTCGTAATTAGAAGCAGATAGAACTAATTCTCCTTCTCCGTTATCTATAATAGGTAGTCGTGCTCCAAAATAAGTTGAGCCGTTTTGATCAGCTGTTATCTTAAACGAGTTTGGTTCTATATGTGTTCCCGTAATGTTTCGAGGTATAGAGTAAACATGTGCTTGAGTGTTTAAATATCTTGAACCAGAAGTAAAACTAGACTGTTCATAGTTATCGAAAAATTTAGAAGAAGAGAAGTCTGATATAGGGACTGAATTACTCCCTGTTGCTTGGTTGTATAGGTATGGATCTAAAATCGACCCGTTAGTATTATTATAGTTTGAATAGTATAATTGGTGAATGCTTTTAAAAACTAATTCCTTATAGTAACTACCTTGATTGCTAATATTACTTCCAGTAGGGTTAGAGTCGTATACTGCTCCATCTAAGTATATATTACCAGAGCTTGATTCAGCAACTAATGCTTGTATGTTATATGTATTAAAGACACTGCCGGAAATATTCCAGTTCTTTTTAGCTACATACGTTGTTACAAACGCATCTGTTGATTTTAATTTTTTGAATGCACTCATTCATTAATAATCTAATTTGATCCTTACTAGCGCTTCTTTTGTAAAATCTTTTAATAATGGAGTAGATAGCTTAGCTACAGCAAGTAAATCATTACTGTCGTTATAAAGTCCTACTTGTGTAATATAGCCTTGAGGATTATCTATCATCGCACTATGTCTCAATTCACCAGAGCCGGTTATGTTAGACGGATTGGTAGAGTAGTTAAATTCACTGTTTCTAGCTCTAACAAAAATAAAGTTAGACGATAATGTTTCGTCAGATCTTAATTTAAAAGAAGAACCTGATTCTATAGAAAAGAATAAATCTCTTTTATTATCATTAGTAGTAGTAAAGGAAGTGCTTGTACCTGATGTTTCATTTAATGACTGTATTACACTTTGGCTATCTAACTGTGCTGCATCTAAAGCAATAATTCCAACGTCAGGGTATAGTTTACCGTATTCAATATCACTGCTATGTACTGTTCCTTCTGAACCTGAGTAGATACTATACACTCTTCCTGCGTCAGTAAAACTATCAGTTGTTACATTTTTACTATTATCAGTTAACACAATAGACGTTGATGAATCTTGTAATTTAAGAGCTAATGTTCCAGGAAGTACTTTTTCTTTGAATCTAGATCTTTGTAAAGAAATAAAATAAACACTATTAGGAGTCCTTGTTTCACTTCCAGAAATAAATTTAAAGTCTGTATCTTCATCTCCATTCAAAAGAGTTCTATACTGTCCATATACTGTAGATGAATATCCTTTTCCATTTTCACCAGTATCATATAAAGCTGAACCACTTCCTACTTTATTTCCGTAAGCTATAGCAAATTGTATTTCTTGTGAAGCTAAGTCTGAATTATAAACATGGTAAAAGTACTTACCTGAGTTAGCTGCTTCTTGTGTACTACTCGTAAAAAAAGTAGACAGAGTTGTAAGGTTATCACTCCAAGCTGGGGAAGTAATTGAATCCGCACTAACTACTATATCGTCTTGATCGAATCTTCTGTATGACATAATTAATTATTTACTTTTGTTATTGTGATAGGAATAGTAACTCTAGCTCCACTATCTCTACCTACTAAAGTAACTGTCGTCTGTAAAGTTGTTCTAGTAGTTCCAAATAATGTATTGACAGTAGTTGCTGTTAAGTTAATTGAAGTTCCTATTACCGTCTTAGAAACGTTAGTTCCTATAGTAGAAGTAGTATTTAATCTTTCAGCTTCTTCGCTATTAATTCCTACTCCTGTAAAATTAGAAAGAACTCTAGTATCCGCTATAGTTGCTGTATATCCTCCTGCTTCAAAAGTAGAAGTAGCTCCTAAATAGTTCAATGTTTGTGGAGTAATCGCTAAAGATGCTCCTTGTCTTAGGCTAATAGATGCATACCCTGCTTCTAATAAAGGCAGTTTAGATGTACCTCTTGGCAGAGTTGCAAGTTTGTATTTCATAACTTGAGTTTCATCTGGAAATGCTTCTAAGAGTGGCATGTTCTCAATTGCTTGTCCATAAAAAGCAGACCCTGATGCATGATCTGGGTTATATAGAGTGTAATCTATCTCGTCATCTGCTAAAGCAAATTGTGTAATTTTGAAAGATCCATCTCCTCTTGCAAGTAGCTCTCTTCCTTTTTTTGTTAGAATTGCGTCGACTGTTACGACTGCATTGTTTAAGTATCCCATTTGATTATGTTTCTTTTATATAAATATATTGGTTTAATGTTTTAGTGTTAAGTTACATTTCTTGAAGAAGAAATTAAATTACCTAGATTAGTCTTCTGTCTTCCTCTTACAGATTGCCAAGGTTGTGATACATAGATATTATCAAACGATCCGTTATAATCACTTGCGACACCAGTTCTTCCTGTTGAATCTGGAGCGTCTGTTGAGAATGTATTTAGATCTGCTAAATATGTACCACTTATTATTATTTCTTCATCTTCTCCAGCTCTCAGTTCTAGACGAGTCAAATTATTAGTTTCATTCCAATAGTAAAGAGTGTCACCGTTAGTTGAAATAGTATTAACATTATATGTAAATATATTGTCTAGTGATGATCCAGAATACTGTACAGATGGTTTAGCTTCGTATTGTGCAAGTCCATCTACTAATTGAACTATATCGTCAGTTCCAGGTATGTATATTTTTGACCGTGTTATCCTTTTGAAATCTTTTTTAACTAGTTCGTATATAGGTTGACCAATTGGAGGTTGAGAAGATACACTGCCTTGGAAGTATGCATTTAAATCAGTTCTAACGGTTTTATAAGGTGAGTTAAAATAGTATACTTTTATATCTAACTCAGAGTAGGATTTACTTCTTATTAAGCTTGAGCTTTCAAACAAATCAAATTTAGCTGCTTCAAAAGATTTGAATGTTAGAGCTGGGTCATTATAAAATAAACTACCGCTGTTAAGCTTAGTACCGTCGTATCTACCGGATGTCCAAGTTTTAGAGTAGAGGTTAGATTCTTGGAATGATGCAGTAACAGCTGATCCGCTTAGTACTGCGTTCAGGTTAGATGGTAAAATTTGATCTGCTCTTTTATCTAATTCAAATATACCACTTGTATCACTATTTAATGAACCTGTTTGTTGTACTCTTCTAAGCTGTATAGCATTATTATAAGCAGCATTGTAATCGTTATTTTTAAACTCTAGTTGTACTGGTTCAGGGTATAAAGTTGTTACAGTACAAGGATAGGTAGCATCACCTGTATTAGGAGTATCTGTTTCGCAAGGATATCCTGATGTGCTATCTATTTCGTAATAGTAAGAGTTAGTTAATACTATTCCTGGTCTTACTACTTTAAAATCATTTCCATCAATATCTATTTCTGTTAAATTCGAAATACTATCTATTCTAGAAGTATTACTGCAGTCAACAGTACTTATATTTATCCCTATTACTTTATCACATACTCCAAGTGATTCACTACTTGATATTAAGTAAAGTATTTCACCAGCATCAGGATTCATAGATTGGAAAGCTGTAAGTGTACTATATGCATAGTAGTCACAAGCATTACCGGACGATACTGAAGGGGTTATCGAAGGAGTTGGTGAAGAAGTTGGTTGTGCGGGTGGTTCAGGTGGAGTTCCAGTTGGAGTTGTAGATATAGATGGTGTTGTACTTATACTCGGAGTTGTAGATATCGATGGGGTAATAGATTCTGTTGCAGTTATACTAGGAGTTATTGAATTAGAAGGAGTTACCGTTATACTTGGCGTAATAGATTCTGTTGCAGTTATACTAGGAGTTATTGAATTAGAAGGAGTTACCGTTATACTTGGCGTAATAGATT